GGACAAGTAGCTGCTGTAACCTCTTCGGGCTGTAGGTGGTAATTGACACCATGCAGATCTGAACGCGACATATAATTGTGTAAATTGTCAGCCAAGGTGTCGTAAATCCCTGTGGCCAGTCGGTTGCCAATTGTTGGTGTTTGGGCAGGATTGGGTCGCATTAACCAAATTCCGGGTTAGCTCTTAGCCAACCAAACTTGTCTGGCGGATCAGATAACTTCCATGCACGAGCACCAGTAAGAACATATCTCACAATTATTCTGCCAATTTGCTCACGGTTTGCAGTTGTGAGACGAACAGGCGGGCGGGAAGGCATCGACCTATTCCGATGGGGCAATCCAGTCATGTGCAGGGTGGCCAAATACCCCTCCTCAACTTTGGCCTCTGTAGCATAGTACCAAACTCGTTTGCCCTGATGTTCAAGGTAGGGCCCCTTGCCAGTTAGTTCCTTAATCAACTCGTAATTACGACTAGTGCTACCGCCTAGTTGAAGAATCGGATCGCCAGGCGACATACGATCCTTCCATTCCTTGTAACTTTCTGACAATGGTGCCCACTGACTATGTTCCTCTGTCGCACCCTCGTTCTCAAATAGTTTTTTCTCCATACCAAAGAAAACATCTCGAACTTCATCCCATGCAGGACTTACATCCCGGGCCCTATCCCAGATAGGCCGAAAAACTTGGTGAATGCCTTTCCGGGCAATGTCACCTGCATTAACTGTGAGGGTAGCATTTATAGCGGTTCTCGACATTACCAGTGATACCCGCTTCCAGTCGTTACGTTTCTGCGCCGAAAAATAGCGTCTGGCATAGCTGCCACATGAGTTGTGTCTCCATCATAGGGCTTGTAAACAAGTGGATCATCGTTGGCCTCTGCATCGACAGGCCCCCGGCGTGATTCAAGGAACTCCACTTGCCGATCAGCCATAATGTCAAGGTTCGATGCGTACCAAGCGTCGTCTTCAGTGCCTTCTGCTTGGTGACGGTTGCGAATATAATCAGCCGCTGCCCACATAGAACATACATCGTGAGCAATGGCATAGGCTTCAGGATCCTCGGCTTCTACGAATGGCAAATCGTAAATCCTACGCAGGCGGGCATCAAAGCGTTTCTCGGCTTCATCGACAAACTTCTGCACTACAACAATGTCGACGCTGCCCAAACTATCAGCATCTAAATACTCTTGAGCTTTGTCCCACGTAGTGTAAGCCACGTTGTGTTGTCCCCTTATACGTTTAAGGTTCCTCTTTCATCGAGTCTGTCAATCACTAGAGTCTCTCCGGAGGCGTAACTTCGGGCCGACACAGCCCTAGCAACTAATTACAATGCATAGTCACCTACTCGGGTTGTTCAATGATCTCAGAGTCACTACCAACGGGAATATCATCGGCATTGACACCCATCTGCTTGTATTCATCAAGGATCTCTACCATCAGATCGTGTATTTTCTGATCGATATTGATTGGTTCCTCAATGAGATTCTCTTCCTTGCTTGAGCTTATGCTTTTACGACACCGACCGCAAGCCTGTGCTCTGTCAAAAGAGGCTCGCTGTTGAAACTCGTCGGTTTCAGTGCGGGACCGCAGCATAGCACGAACTTCTTCTGCCTTCAACCAAGCAACAGCTTCTGCTTTGTTGAATGTCTTCCCACGCACATAAGCGGCCAAGTCCGCTCGACGTAATGGTGCATCAGTGTCCTTGGTCATTATGGGAATATTGGGCATTTCGGCTGCTTGTTCCATATTTCTTCTCCTTTAGGATTCTGTAATTAACCACATGTCGTGTATTGTAGCAGCAGTAGCACCACTATTGTTCGCAGTGACACGAACATAGTGAGCCGGGTTAGACAGACCTATAATAGCGTCTTGCACATTAGCAGCTATGGCAAGGTTGGCAGCCTGAACCCATTTGTTAGCAGCAGCAGTCAAGTCGTGGATAGTTGTGTCATACCAAGTTACATTGTCGGAGCTGATTTGAATGTCAAAAGTCACAGTCTCTTCACCAGCACCCACCGTCATATACAACAACACGTGAGCGTATATGAACGGCTGTAACGGAGTATTGCCTTGACTATTCGCAACCGGAAACAAATAGGTAGCACTATCGCTTGGCAGCACATAGTCATCTGACACCAACTGGTAAGCCTGTTGAGTTTCCATGCCAGCTTACCTCCTAAGCCAAATTATGCGTACCATCCGCCAGGCGACACGTAGTTCGCACCACCCAGGTAGTATGCTACTCCCGCACCCTGGCGTACAATGGTTGCAGAAGTCCAGCGAGCATACTCTTCAATGTATCGGTACTTAACCGACATATCGAAGTCGTGTGCTTCCATTGTGTATGTCATAAGACCCTCTACTGCTGGGTCGGGCTGCTCAGGCACACGCCACTTCATCGGCCACATGCGCGGATTCAAACAAACCAGCAGCATGTAGTTATCAGGAATCCAGTCTTCCCGATAGACGGGAATGCCCGCAGCCATAAATGCGGGATAGTGACCGAGTTCCTGAAGGCGCGTCATTACTGGCGTCGGCATCGGACCTGGTGCAGTACCCCACTCGGTGTAGTTCACGATCTGTTCCGACTGTTGCCCATTGATAAAGGCTACAATCAGACTACCAGGGTAACCATGTTCGGTGATGTGCTGATAGGATTCCGTGAAGTGAGAAAGCAACGGTATTCCACCAACATTGGCTGCCAGATAGTGGTCATGTGTCACAAGGAACGTGCTCCGCTTGAAACGGGGCGGAATGACAGTACCACTATACCACCCACCGTCGGTGAGAGCCTCTTCGAGAACACTCTCGGTGACAGTGCGATAGTCAGCATCAAGTGCCTCCAAGTGATCCTCTCGAATCTCAGTGGAGTTCATGCCTTCTTCCCACGCCTTGTGGGTAATGGAAGCGTTGAGCAGCCATCGCCGAGGACTATTCAGATTAATAGTCTGACGGGGGATATGCTGCATGTCAGGCTGAGTGGTGTCCTGACCAGACTCTTCCATAGTCATACCGCGCTCGCGCATCTCTACGGTAGACTTCCGAGTAACACTCGGACCACAAAACATAGACTTCCAATCGCGATTCGCCTCGTTATGTCGTTCAATAGAATCCATTATTTCCGTGTACAGTATACTGGTCGGTATATGATCAGTTGTGAATGCACCGGGCGTTCCGGCCATGATGCTGCACCTCCTCGGAGGCTAGGTTGGCTAAGTTCTATGCGCCTGTTGAACTGCTGCTGCTAGAGCTGCTGCTAGTGCTTGTGCTGCTAGAGCTACTACTCGAACTGCTTTCGCTTGAGCTGCTGGAACTACTGCTACTCTCCGTTGTCTGACTAGCAATCTGCTCAATACAGATAACCCATTTAGTTGTACTAATTGCGAAGCCTACCTGTTGCGATATGTCGCCACCAGCAACAGTAGTTGTAATCAAGCCTGGAGTACTAGCGACATAAACGAGGTCTCCAGGCCAAAGCCCAGATGCTCCTTCAACTTGCCCCTCGTGTTTTACTGAGGCTCGACCACCTTCTGGGACGCTGGTTTCAGAAACACCAAGAGCACCCAACTCTGGAGTAGCTACAGCACCACAGGCCAAGTATCCCAGTCCATCTACGGGAGAGATCGCCACCAAGTAAGTAGCAGCTATTGCTTCGCCAGCCGTTATAGGAAAGTTCGGCTGCACGTTACAGTACACCATATCGTCGCATTCAAAAGGTTCAAATGGCATTTACATCACCCACTTATGTAGGAGTCGACGTGCTGCTCGATGAGCTGCTACTACTACTGCTGCTGCTACTTACGGCGGTCTGGGCTACAATCTGTTCAATGCAAATTACCCACTGTGTCTGGCTGATCGCGAAACCCACACTCTGCGACGTGTCGCCAGCAGTTAACGAAATTGCGCCAGCCGTGTTTGATGTGTACACTAAGTCGCCAGGCCAAAGACCATTAGCCAAGTCCACTTGCCCACGATGCTTGACCTCAACCATACCCCCGACGGGCACTGCGGTTTCAGCCACACCAAGTGCTGGCAATTCCTCTATACCTGCCCCCGCACAAGCGAGGTAAGCAAGACCGTCAACATTGGAGATAGCAACCAATTGACAAGTACCTATGGCTTCTCCTGCCGTAGCTGGAAAGTTTGGTAGTTTATCAACGAAATACGGCATGACAATCACCTACTCGCTTATTCTATATTTGGCCTGTACTGCTACTGCTACTACTGCTGCTACTAGTGCTTGAACTAGAACTACTACTCAAACTCGAAGAACTCGAACTGCTACTCTGGGTAGTCTGACTAGCAATCTGCTCGATACATATTACAAGTTTGGTAGTGGTATAGGCCATACCTACTTCTTGGGAAGTGTCTCCTGCTGTAACAGAATATCCACCCGGAGTATTAGATAGGTAAACAAGGTCTCCAGTAATTAATCCTGTCAAGCCAGCCATTCGACCTTGGTGTTTTACCTCAACTATACCACTAATTGGAACTGAGGTTTCAGCCCAACCTAGCGCACCAAGTTCTGGAGCGCCAACAGCCGCACAAGCAAGATATGCTAGGCCATCGGATGTCGAAATTGAAACTAGTTGGCCTCTACCAATTGCTTCCCCAGCAACACACGGGAAACTAGGTTGAGCATTATCATATACATCTGAATCGGTTGTGCCTTTTGGCCAAGCCATTGACAGTCACCTCTTAACTAACTACGGTGTGTGGATGGAAGTCTAGTATCCACTCGGTTGTACTTATTGCTATACCCACAACTTGCACGATCTCGCCGATGCCCGAAGGCGCTGTCTGTGTTATCTGCCCATCGGTTGTAGCGAGGTATATCCATTGGCCTTCTTTTAGTGCTGTTGCACCAGAGACATGACCTTGACGCTTGATCTCAACTATATTGCCTTCAGCTTGAGTTGTTTCAGCTATACCGATAGCCGGTACATCCTGGCCTGCTCCGCTAGTTGCGTTGGCAAGATAGACCTTGCCATCAGTGTCGTGTAAGACAACCAAATAAGCAGTGGTTATTGCTTCTCCTGCCTCTTCTGGAAATGAATCAGCTTCGTTACTCCAAACTGGCATTATATACCCTTATGGATCTTGTCCCAGTGGAGACCATAGGCAGCTTTGAAAGTAACACTATTAGTTGCCGCAATCTCTTTCACACTTGCCCTTGTGTCGTCAGCCATTGGGTGATTAGCGAACCAAGTCTCATCATCCTCTTCGCCAGTGTTTGTAGTGGCAGCGACTTGAGTGGTTTCGCCAAGCGGGATTTTGAGCATCTCGCCATCGTTTTTCTTCAGGTGATCCTGAAGAGCAGTGATAGCATCGTCGTCACCCATTTGCAGACTGGTAAGGATCTCAACGGATTCAGAGGCATAAATCTCGTCGCCAAAGTTAGTTGCAGCAATTAACGCCTTAACCTTCTCGCGCTTGGCATCTTGCTCCAACTTCTCGATTCGAGCGACAGATTCGGCGACAGCATCAACAGCCTTAGTCCGTTCTTTCTTGGCTGTAGCAAGTTGGACCTTAACATCACCAACCTCTGTTTCCTTAGCTGCTAGCTGAGCGGCCAATTCGTCAACGTCTTGCTGAGTTACCTTGTCAGGTTCCGGTTCCGGCTCGGGTTCCGGCTCCGGCTCAACATCAGCAAGGTCAACCACAAAAGCGTCCCAGTCTTCCACATCCTTAGAGATTTTAGTCCACTGCTTATTAGTGACCTTACCTTCTGCCTCAACATACTTTTCTCGGGCCTGCTCTTCGGTCATAGCCATAGTTGTACCTCCTGGCAAACTGTCTGGATCTATAGTGGTATACTCTGAAGCTGTTACTTGAAGTTCGGGTTGCTGAGAAAAAAACGGTCGGGTGCAAAGAGCGGCTGCTTTAACAAAATTGTCTGCACCAACAGTAAAACGGGGAGAGATGTATGGGAGGCGTCCAGAATCAACTGCTTCCACTCCGTCAGAAGTCCACTTGATTTCTCCCCACAAAGCCTCGTCGCGGACTTCCAGTTGCTTGATCCAACCATAAGCTCCATCAGGACGCACACTATGGTCGGCACGTTCGTCTATGGGAATGCCTGCACTTACGGGTCTACCACTATTGAACTCCTCTACCATAGTGGCCAATACTTCAGGGGTAACACTAAACTTGCCGTACTTGGGGTGAGTGAAATTGCCGGTATAGATAAGCTCGTGCCAGACAGAACTGCCCTCTTCAGTAATGGCTGCTTCAACCATACTGATAGCCGGGCCTTTGTCCAGGTACATTATAGCAGTTTTGTTTTTTGCCATAATAACTACCTCCGACTACGTCCTCGGCCAGTGCGACGAGTAGTGTTACAACCACCACGACCTCGGTTGGCTCGAACTCCACGTCCACTACCATTGCGCCTTGGTGCTCCGCGTTTTGTCATCGTATTCATCACCCCAAATAAAAAGAGGAGGTCTTAGCGACCTCCTCTGCTCGCGTCCTCAAAATGTTTGGTGGGGCCCCACCTAAGCGGCGGTGACTGAGGGATCACGCTTCTCGCGTCGGGCCGGGACACGATAGCCGCAACTGAATTTTGGTCGGTCTTACACTACTAAATTATTAGATATTACAATGCTGTATAAGTTTCTTATCAAATCACTATCTATAGTATAACATAATTCGGCTTTGATGTCAAGCGTTTCTTGAAGAAAGTTTTTTGCTTGATTAAAACTCGGCACGGCAATGCAGTTTCATTTCGTCAATATGGCCTTTGCGAAAGTGATCAAACTGCACAAAGCCACTACCAAATTTCTGGTGCAGATAGGTATGGAGTACACTATTGCAAGGTGTAGCAAAGGACTCTGCTTTTGTGCTGCTAGGCGTAAAGAGCGAAAAGGCCCGCAAGTCGGCAGTCACATTCTCGCCAGTTAGATACTCAACACCAAACCACTTGCCTTGCAAGGATAGGTTTAAGTGGTTAGATTGTTCCCCATCGAATTTGAATTGTCTGGCTGCCAACATCAAGTCGAGGTTACCAAAGTGTTTAGTTAAACGCTGGCTAACATCCGCAAAGTCCTCAAAGGAATGGAGTTTCAGATCAAACTGCCAGTCTTCAGCTTGTGCCGAAGTATAGACACATAGCGACAATAACACGCAGATTGGAATAACGAGTAAGAGTTTCATTCTTATGTATTAGACGTTTTGCTCGGGATTAGGTTCGGTTCTGATCATTAGGTGCGGTGCAGGCATAGGTTATCCCTACTATCTTGCGTCTCTAGCTAGCCAGCCACATTGAAAGGCATCAGCAACTACTTGATGCAAGAGTTCGTCATACGTCTCTTCGGTGGGGTCTCCATCCCCGACCTCAAACAGCTCAACAAGCCACTCCTTGCCACACTCCACGCAAGCGTAGACATCTTTAGAAGCTGGCGACCATGCCGCGCTCACTAGTCTCTCCCCACACACCGGGCATTTCTCTGCATACGCCATTAGGTTGCCTCTCCAAAGTCAGTTTGCCAGCCAGGATAAGCGTCGCGAATAAAGGTAGAAATGCCCCGCGATTCAGTGCCGATGAATAGTATCTTGCCCTCTTGCTCGTAGAAAGTCCCGTGCGCCACACACTCTTGCTCAGGCTCCGCTGACACCTTATCTATGAACTTTCGTAGGTCCTCAAGCGATTGGTGCGCCATTATTCCTCCTCATTGTCAGCAAAAACTGGTAGCGGGCCCCGGAGTCGCACCGGAATCTCCGGCGTATGAGACCGGCGACTTTCTGTTTGCCCAGCCCGCGATTTATTCCTGTCGCTCAACCATTTCGTATGCAAACCCATCATCACCAAGACGACAGGCACAGTGAGGACAATGGCTGTCCGCAGGTTGAATTGCAGGCTTGAGTGGTATTTTTATTCCGGGCATACCGGGACGCAGAAGCCAAACAGTTTGGTCTTCAGCTCCTTTGCGCACAACACACATACCACATTTGCATTTTCCTTCTGTTCTGTACACTTTCTTAGGGATGCTCATTATTGCCTCCTCTAGAATTGGGTAGCCTTACTATGTTCCTTTGTAAAAGCGTGACGCAATGAACAGGATTAGTACAAGACTAAAGAACCCGGCACCAAACCCACACCAGAACTCGCTAATCCCTATTGTTATCATCTTCTGTCTCAGTCTCCTCTACTACAATCTGTTCACGCACATCATCTGGGTCACGGTCAGGTAAGCCTAGCTCTGCCCGCATATATTCCTCGATATTCTCCGGCAACTGCAACTTAGGATCGAATAGCTTAGAGATTGCGCTACTGATAACGTCTGGATCGCGAACACCAAGTGGGCCATGAACTAAACGAGGTGGCTCAATGTCGCCGAGTGCATTATATCGAGCTAGCTGAGCAACACAGTAGCGATTAAAGTAGCTAGCCATCCAGTCGGCTATAGTTTCGAGTCCCATAAGGAAAAAACTAGAGCTATCCTTGGAAAGCGCCCAAGCTCCGGTATCGCCACCCTGACCGAGACCGACAAATTGCCCGAGTACAGTCTGGAGAATGCTTTGGTGCTGGCGTTCGATGTGAGACTCGAAGGGCACGTCAGCGGGTCCCAGATTTAGCATATCCACTAACCAGCCATCGGGAATAAGTAGGCCAGAGTCATGAGCTGTGCGTATCCGCTGCAACAGTTTGGCAACGGCATCGACCTCAGTTTGGGGAGCACCCCCAGGCGGCTGAGTTGCCTTGGGCATTCCCATAGCCTGTCGTTCAATACGAATAGCGGCAAATTCCTCAAATGCCTGCTTATATCTCCAGTGCTTATAGGCTTGTCGAAAAGCACCAATGCCTTCTGGGTTGCCTGATTCCTTGCGCCAAGTCCAGACAATGAGCTTCTTGATCGGGATTTCTACGGTATACATTTCGGCATTGTCTGGCCTAATTCCTGTTTGAACAATTCCTTCTAAGCCACCAGTACGGTCAAATTGCCATTCAGTGACTGTCCTCCGGGCACGTTCGGCAAATTTGCGCCAGCCCAGGTAGCCTTGCGATTTGTCTTCAAAGACCTTCTCGTGAATTGTAAAACCATAAAGCGGGGCTAGCAGGACTTCACGTAACA